CTGCGGCTCAGGCTGGCTACGGCTCTGGGACTCGGACAAAACGCCCTCACGTCCGGGCGAAATCGGACGGACTACCCGCTCAAGGGGGGCTTCACATGGCTGGACGTGGACCTGCGCCGAAGGCAGCTCATCGCCGCGCGCGCACCAATGCTGACCCGATCCCGACCTCGACGATTCGCTTCGAGCTCGCCGACCAGCCGGACTTGCCGCAGTTGTTCGACAAGGACGGCATCGAGACGGAGTGGCACTCGCGAACCGTCGCCTGGTGGGCGATGTGGCGCGACGCTCCGCAGGCCGAGCACTTCATGGCCAGCGACTGGGACTTCCTGCTCGACACGGCGCTGATGCACCACGCGATGTGGAGCAAGGGCCAGTGGACGCTGGCCGCCGAGGTGCGGTTGCGCGTCGCGAAGTTCGGCGCGACGCCCGAGGACCGTGCCCGCCTTCGGATGCAGTTCGCTGAGGCCGACGGTAAGGATCCGGCCGGCGCATCGGGCGCTTCTTCGGCCCGTGAACGCCGCGGCGCACTTCACGCGTTGCCAACTCCGGCGCCGGAGACTCCGGATGCCGTGGAAGCCGGCTGAACCTGGCGAAGTCCCGACACTCGGTTGGGGTGTCATCGACTGGATCACCGACCATCTCGCCGCACCTGACCGGCCCGAGTATGAGCCGTTCATTCTGTACCCAGAGCAGGAGGATTTCGTCCTCCGGTTCTACGAGCTGGACCCGCTGACGAATCGCCGGCGCCGGCGGCGTGGGGTCATCTCACGGCCGCGTGGATGGGGAAAGTCGCCGTTCTTGGCCGCGCTCGCCATCGCCGAGGCGCTCGGACCAGTCGTCCCCGATGGCTGGGACGCAGATGGTCAGCCGGTCGCGAAGGCGTGGTCGCAAGTCCGGACGCCGCTGGTGCAGATCGCGGCCGTGTCGGAGACGCAGACCAAGAACACCTGGGCGCCCCTGCTCGAGATGCTCCAAGGCCCCGTGCTCGACGCCTATCCCGGGCTCGAGCCACTAGACACGTTCGTGAACCTTCCGCGCGGCCGCATCGAACCCATCACGAGCTCGGCGCGAACCGTGAAGGGCAACAAGCCGGTGTTCGCGGTGCTCGACCAGACTGAGGAATGGGTCAAGTCGAACGGCGGCCTGAACCTGTACCAGAAGATGAAGAACAACGCCGCGAAGATCGGCGGAACCTTCATCGAGTCACCGAACGCGTTCATCCCTGGCATGGGCTCCGTCGCCGAGGAGTCTGCCGCGGCCTGGAAGTCGATGAACGAGGGCACCGCGCTCGACCATGGGCTCTACTACGACCACCGCGAGGCTCCGCCGGCCACCGACATGTGGGAACGCGAGTCGCTCGTTGCCGGCCTTCGAGTCGCCTACGGCGACAGTTCTGGACACCCCGACGGATGCGTCATCCACGACGAACCCTGTCCGCCGGGACATGTCGACCTCGACATGCTGGTCGGCACCATCTGGGACTCGACATCAGACCCCCAGGAGTCCCGCAGCGACTTCCTGAACCAGGTCACTCACGCCTCAGATGCGTGGCTCTCGCAACCCGAATGGTCCGCACGGTACGACGACTCCCGGTTCGTTGCTGACGGCGAGATGATCACCCTCGGTTTCGACGGCTCCCGCGCTCGCAGGCGAGGCGTGACCGACGCGACTGCCCTCATCGGCTGCCGCGTCGAGGACGGTCACGTCTTCGAGCTCGAGGTCTGGGAGCAGCCGCCCGGAACCAAGGACTGGCAGGTCCCCGTCGTCGAGGTCGAGGCCGCTATCCGCTCGGCGTTCGACACCTTCAACGTCGTCGGCTTCTACGCCGACCCAGCGAAGTGGGAGACCTACGTCGCGTCCTGGGAAGCGACCTACGGTCAGCGGCTCAAGGTCGGCCGACGCGACCACCCGATCGAGTGGTGGATGACCGGTGGTCGCTCCGGGCTAATCGTCCGCGCGCTCGAGCAGTTCCACTCCGCTGTGGTCGATGGCGAGATGACGCATGACGGTTCGAGCCCGCTCACGCGCCACGTTCTGAACGCGCGCCGGCGAACGACGACCTCGGGCGTACAGATCGCGAAGGCACACCCGGATTCCCCCGACAAGATCGACGCCGCCGTGGCCGCCGTACTGGCCTGGCAGGCCCGACTCGACGCTCTCGCGAAGGGCGTCACCAACGAACCGGTCCGCAAGCGACGGGTGCACGCATTCTGAGCGAAAGGGCGGTGATCGGGCGTGGCTACAGTCGTCGATCTCACGCCCGGGTCGCCGCGGTGGTGGCTCCAGCGGCTCTGGAAGGCGCTGGAGGACCAGGTCCCGCGCTACAACCTCCTGGCGGCCTACCAGGGCGGTGACCATCGTCTCCCTGAGGGACACAACCGGGCCCGCGAGGCGTACCGGCAGTTCCAGCGCAAGGCTCGGTCGAACTACTCGGGCCTCGTCTCCAATGCCGTCGTCGAACGTCTACAGCCCATCGGGTTTCGGACCGGTTCGGAGACCACGAACGAGCTCGACGGCGAAGCGTGGCGCATCTGGCAGGCGAACCACTTCGACGCTCGATGTGGGCAGCTCCTTCTCGCTGCGACCTCCATGTCTGTCGCCTACGTCATGGTCATCCCGAACCCGGACGACCCGACGACACCCCTGTGGACGCTCAAGGATCCCCGCCAGACCATCACCGAGTCTGACCCGGTCGCGCCGGACAAGATTCGCGCCGGCTTGACGTGGTGGGATGACGAGGTCGATGGCCTACGCCATGCCTGGGTGATCCTGCCGGACGGCATCCACGAGTTCACTACCAAGATCCCGCGTCGCGGCGGCAAGACGGACCCCTCGCGGTTCGTCGCCACCCTTGACGACAACGGTGACGAGGCCCTCCTCGAGAACGCGTCGAACCCGATGGTCCCGTTGGTGCCGTTCGTGAATCGGCCGGGGCTCGATGGCGACGGCATGGGTGAATTCGAGGATGTTCTCGACGTCCAGGACCGCATCAACTCCGTCATCTTGGACCGGCTCGTCATCTCGAAGATGCAGGCGTACCGGCAGCGGTGGGTCAAGGGTGTCGACGTCGAGGATGAGGATGGCGTTCCTCAGCAGCCGTTCCGCCCGGGCGCTGACCTCATCTGGACCGTGGATGACCCGAACGCCGCGTTTGGCGATTTTGCTCCCACCGACCTGACCCCGCTCCTCAAGGCCGCCGACGATGACGTGCGCGACTTGGCAGCCATCACCCGGACCCCTCCGCACTACCTGATGGGCCAGATGGTCAACGTCTCCGGCGACGCCCTCAAGGCAGCCGAGTCCGGCCTGGTGTCCAAGGTGCGCGACCGGATGCTGCACTACGGCGAGGCGTTCGAGCAGGTCATGCGGCTCACCTTCAACCTGCGCGGCGAGGACCTGCCAGTCGATGCCGAGGTGGTCTGGGCGAACCCGGAGTTCCGGACGCTCTCGGAGCTCTATGACGCCGCGTCCAAGGCTGGTCCTGCGGGCGTTCCTTGGCGCAGTCGCATGGAGCTGCTCGGTCACACGGCGCAGGAAATCGCGCGCATGCAGACCGAGCGCGTCGAGGACGCCCTCCTGATGGCCGCCTACCCGCAACTGGAGCCGGCTTGCACGCCGGTCCGCTACTCGGCGGCAGCGATTCCAGGCGACGCGACCAACGCCGACCAGAACCACCCCGCGGAGCTGACCGGTGGCCCTCCAGCCGGCGCCAGCCAGCCCTGACCCGGGTATTCATCCGGAGGTCCAGGCCGCGCTCCTACTGGCAGCCAATCAGCAAGCCTCATCGGCTCTACGGGCCCGGATCACCGCGATGCTCGACCACTTGTGGCGCAGCCTCGGGTCCTGGCATCGCCCGGACATGGAACGGTTCGTGCCTCAGGCGGTCACCATCGCTCGCGCCGGCCAGAACCAGTCCTCCGCACTGACCGCCGCGTACCTCTCGCGCTGGGGCGCCCTGCACGACGTCTCACTGCCGACAGCGCACGTGCCTGGACTCGACCAGATCCGAGGAATCGACCCGGCTCAGGAGTACCAGCGGCCGTTCGTGGCGCTGTGGACTGCTCTCTCAAACGGCCAGCAGCTCTCGGATGCAGTCGATGCCGGCGCGCAGCGGCTCGAGTCGCTCATCACGACCGACATGCAGCTGGCAAAGACGAAGACCGCGCAGGCGATGCTCGGCGACAACGAGAAGGTCGTCGGGTACCGCCGAGTGCTCGAGGGCGCGTACTCCTGCGGCCTGTGCATCGTCGCCTCGACCCAGCGGTATCACAAGGGCGAGCTCATGCCGATACACCCGGGATGTGACTGCTCGGTCGCCCCGATTCTCGGCCATCACGACCTCGGACGATTGCTCAACCTGCCAGACCTGCAAGCAGTCCACTCGGCCATCGGGGACCGCTTCGGGGCCTCTTCGCCGGCAGCCGCCGCCGTTCCTGGATTGGTCGATGGCAACGGCGACCCGACGCTCTATCGCGACGTCATCGTCGTTCACCAGCACGGCGAAATCGGTCCCGTGCTCGCCGTCCGCGGCCAGGACTGGACGGCCCCCAGTGACCTTCCTGGCGACCCCAAGACAACCCCGTGATGACGGGGCTGCGCTGACGACTGGCGCTCAACAGTCGGATCACGCGAAAGCGGGTTC